AAATTTATGAAATTTTCAAAGATTCAAAAAATTGAAACAGATAAAAAACGTTGTTACGATCTAACTGTAGAAAACAATCACAACTTTTTTTGTAATGGTTCTTTAGTTCATAACTGCGACTACCGCGGTGAGATTAAAGTCATTCTGCACAACACGGGTAAAGAAGAATTTATTATTAAAAAAGGTGACAGGATTGCACAGCTTCTATTTTTCCCGATTATTCAAGCAATCTTTCAATTGGCCACTGAGGTGTCTGAAACGCAACGTGGAGAAGGTGGATTTGGCAGCACAGGTATTTGATGTCTGACAGGCCTATACTCATTGTCGACGGCGCTAATCTTTTCTTGAGATCTTGGGCCGCCTATCCAACCATGTCTTCTCATGGTTATCAGATGGGTGGCTGCATAGGTTTTATGAAAACATTAGGTCGCATTCTTATGGAGATTCAACCTAAAAGTGTTTACATTGCTTGGGAAGGTGGAGGTTCTCAACGCCGTCGAAAATTATTTCCGGAATACAAGATGGGACGCAAAGCCCAAAAACTAAATCGTTTTTATGGTGACGATATTCCTGAATCTGAAGAGAACAAAAAACACCAGTTAATTTCTCTTCTAAGCATGCTAAATTTTGTACCTGCGTGTCAGGTGTATGTTTCTAACTGTGAGGGCGACGATGTCGTCGCATTCTTGTGCAAAGGTCCATTTAGAGAAGAGAACAAAATTATTGTGTCGTCAGACAAAGACATGTATCAATTACTCGATGACAAAACAAAAATATATTCTCTTCACAAGAAGATCATTGTGACAGCAGAAGATATCTTTGAAGAGTTTAGAATCAAGACACACAATTTTGCGCTAGCCAAAGCACTTTGTGGAGATATTGGTGATAACGTGCCGGGAATTAAAGGTATAGGTTTTAAGACTGCAGCGTCAAAATTTCCAATGCTTGGAAATGATGCAGAAATTCTTTTGCAAGAAGTTATCGACTTTTGTCAGACACATTCGAATGAGTCGACTATTTATCGCCGCGTTTTGGAGCATGAGCATGAATTCAGAAGAAACTGGCGGCTTGTTCACTTGGATGGAAGTATGTTGTCTGCCGATCAGATTTCACGGGTACAACATGTCGTCGATACATTCAGCCCTCGTGTCGATAGGATTGGCCTTATTAAGGCCCTGGTAAAAGAAGGAGTCAACGATTTTGACACTGAAACTTTTTTTTACGCTCTTCGATGTGTAGATGGACTTGGATCTTCAAACAATTAAGAGAACAAAATGCAAGAAAACGAAAATAAGACGACGAAAGTTACCTTCGGTACGTATGGCAAGTCATTTCAGGAAAAGATTGGCCAAGCATTATTAACAGATCCAAGATGGGCTGAGCAGATGATGGAGGTTTTTGATTCATCTTACTTCGAGCTCAAATATCTTCAATTTCTCGCTGATAGGTACTTTTCTTATTCAAAGAAATACAAGGTTTTTCCTACGCTTCAACTTCTTGTCACGATTATTCGTGAAGACCTAAAGGTAGGAACGGATGTTATTCTCCGTGATCAAATTATCGAATACCTTCAACGCATGAAGGCAAACCCAGATCCAGGTGATCTACAATTTGTTAAGGATAAGGCGTTAGATTTCTGTCGCAAGCAAGCCCTTAAGGCTGCGCTAGAAAACGCAGTCGATCAAATGCAAGCAGAAAAATACGAATCTATCGTCGATTCGATTCGTTCGGCAGTTCTTGTTGGAACAGCCCCGGCGCTTGGTCACGATTTCTTTACAGACTTCGAAGCAAGATTCACAAGGTTACAGCGTAACTGCGTTTCAACAGGCCTTGATGAATTGGATCGCAAAGAGATCATGAATGGTGGCCTAGGTGCTGGTGAGATTGGCGTCGTCGTCGCGGCCACAGGTGTGGGAAAATGTGTACAACATGATACTTATGTTCATGTCAAGTATATGTCAATCAAAATCAACGGAACGCTATACAAGCCTTGGGATAGAATTGTAACAAAAAGAGGAAGCGTCTTCGCAAGAGATGTTGTCGTGTCAGATGAACTCATCTGACGATAAGCTTGCATGCACACTTTGTGAATTACGTTCTAACAACTTGAATAATCACACTATTCGAACGCATAAGGTTTCGATTGAAGAATACAAGGAAAGATTTCCCGGTGCACAAACCTGCAGGTTAACCCCCTCTCAAATTGAGAGAATGGCAAATAGCAAGCACATACCGGATTCAAGGCATCAAGTGAACAAGGATATGAAGTTATTGTAATTTGGGAACATGATTGGCGCGCGAATAGAGAAGCTCAACTAACAAGGATCAAAAATGCTTTCGATAGAATATGTTGACACAGAAGAAAAACTAAAGATCGGTGATCTATTTGATAACATTGGGTTTACCAGTTTATCGGACTCAACCGATGAGTCTGATGATTCATTCATCAAAAACGAGTGGCCAATTGAAGTGTTAAGCCTAGATGGGTTTTACCCAGTTGAAGGCTTTCGTTGGACAAAACCAGAACAGACGGTTATGTTAACTCACAGAAGCATCAATCCTTTTGTTTTGCAAGATTGTCTTCAAACTTTGTCTTGCTCTCCTGATCACATTGTTCATCAACAAGAACCGGCTCAGTGGACAAAAGTAAAAGACTTAAAGCCAGGTGATCTAATCGTCACCCAAGCAGGTATTCGTAAGATCGAATCGATTGATGCGTTGACTATTGTTGAGCGTTTGTGTGATATGCAGGTTTCTATCGCTCATTCGTATTTTACGAATGGCGTTTTGAGCCACAATTCTCACTTTCTTACGATGTTGGGAGCAAATGCACTAAAACAAGGTAAAAATGTCTTGCACTATACCTTTGAGCTTTCTGAGACAGCTGTCGGCGTGCGTTATGACTCGAACCTGTGTGACATGGAATCCAATCAGGTCATCGATAGAAAAGATGAAGTATTGACGAAGTACAAGGATATGAAGTTAGGGCGTCTTATTATTAAGGAATTTCCTACAAATACTGCGTCAATTTATACGTTACGATCTCACATTGAGCGCCTTGATGTCAAAGGATTTCGTCCTGACGTGATAGTTGTCGACTATGCAGACATCATGCGTTCTACTCGACAATATGATTCATTGCGCCATGAATTAAAGTTGATCTATGAAGAACTTCGTGGTTTTGCTTCAGAAAAGGGCATTCCAATCTGGACAGCGTCGCAGTCCAATAAAGAAGGCTCCAATAGTGATGTCGTCGATCTTAGTAACATGTCTGAGGCATACGGAAAGGCAATGGTGGCTGACGTCGTTCTCTCAATCTCCCGTAAGTCTCATGAGAAGGCTACAGGCTGGGGTCGACTCTTCATCGCAAAGAATCGAGCGGGGCGCGACGGTCTTGTCTTTCCTGTCAAGATCGATACAGCTAGAAGCAAATTTGAGATCACTGGTCAGGCTGGCAATCTTGAAGAAAGCAAGCTTGATGATGATGCGGCACAGAAGCAAGCTCTTCGTGCCAAATGGCGTGAGCTCAAGAATGAATTTTCAAGTTCTCGAAAAGAATCTCACGATGATGGCACAAATTCAGTAACAGCTGCAGGACATTGAATTATAGTTATTAAACCTACTGTTGATTTGGAGATACAGATGAACACATTCACACGTGACGAGGCCTTCGCGGCATCATTAAAGTACTTTGGTGGTGATGAGTTAGCGGCTAGCGTTTTTGTCGACAAATACGCGCTTCGTACTCCAAAGGGAGATCTGTTGGAGGCGACGCCGTCTGACATGCATCGACGCCTTGCCCGCGAATTTGCTAGGATCGAGGCTAAGTATCCTAATCCTCTTTCTGAAAAAGAGATCTTTTGTTTGTTAGCAGACGTTGAACACATCGACGTCAGCAAACGTGCTGTTATGTCATTAGAGGAATTGGCTGCAGCGTCGAAGGGGCTAGGTCCTGTTGTTCCTCAAGGATCACCAATGTCTGCAATTGGAAACGATTTTCAATACCAGTCTCTATCAAACTGTTTCGTTATTCAGTCACCTTATGATTCTTATGCCGGCATTCTTAAGGCCGACCAAGAACAAGCTCAGATCATGAAGCGCCGTGGCGGAGTTGGTTTCGATATCTCTACGATTCGACCAAAAGGTATCGTCACAGCCAACGCAGCTCGTACCACCGATGGTATCGGCGTATTCATGGAGAGATTCTCAAGCACCTGTCGTGAGGTCGCGCAAGGTGGCCGGCGTGGTGCACTGATGTTGACCATCGATGTTCACCATCCAGAGATCCGTACCTTCGTCAATATCAAGCGTGACCTTAAGAAGGTTACCGGAGCAAACATCTCCATTCGTCTCACTGATGAGTTCATGCAGGCAGTGAAGGACGGTGATAAGGTTCATCTTCGTTTTCCAGTCGAGAAGGACGCGAAGCACACGGTCGAAGAGTGGGTCGACGCCAAGCAACTCTGGCATGAGATCATCGAGGCTGCTTGGGCTTCAGCAGAACCTGGTCTCCTCTTCTGGGACACAGTAAAGAAGAGAACGCCAACAGAGGCATATCCAGAATATCGTTCTACATCTACAAATCCGTGCCTTACTTACGACACACAGATCGCAGTTGCAGATGGCAGGGGTTATGTCTCTATCGGCGAACTCGCCGCGGCCGGTGTGGATGTTCCTGTATATGCTCATGACAATGACACAGGTAAGATCGTCGTAAAGACTATGAGGAACCCACGTTTGACAGGAAAGAACATACCTGTCTACAAGGTAACCATCGAAGGTGGACATACCTTCAAGGCAACAGGCAACCACACGATGATCCTTCGTGATGGAACAAGGAAGACCGTG